TAAAAGAATTACCAAAGAATGAATTTTATATTGGATTTGGAACAGGAATAGACCAAACCAATGGATTAAATAATCTTAGTGGTAATGTTTTATTTAAAACAAAGAAATTAAACATCTATGGTTTAAATCTTGGTATATCAAATCAACTTGGTGAGTATAAACCATTTGTTGGTGGTTCTATGTATTGGAAACTAGGAAAAAAATAGAATGGCTAAACAAAGTTTAAAAGAAATAATAAAACTTGAGTATCAGAAATGTGCTCAAGACCCTATATACTTCATGAAGAAGTACTGTATGATACAACATCCAGTTAGGGGGAAAATTCCTTTTCACTTATATCAGTTTCAAGAAAGAACTTTAGACCAATTCGCAGAACACAGATACAACATCATTCTTAAATCTCGACAAACGGGTATCTCAACCTTAACTGCGGGATTTTCACTTTGGAAGATGTTATTCAATCAAGATTTTAATGTATTGGTAATTGCAACTAAACAAGAAGTTGCCAAGAACCTTGTAACGAAGGTTCGTGTAATGAATCAATATTTACCATCATGGTTAAAACAAAATACAGTAGAGGATAACAAACTATCCTTAAGATACTCGAATGGTTCTCAGATAAAAGCAACTTCAGCCGCTGGTGATGCTGGTCGTTCTGAAGCATTATCTTTATTAGTATTTGATGAGGCAGCATTTATTGATAAGATTGAAGATATTTGGGTATCGGCACAATCAACACTATCGACTGGGGGTAATGCAATTATCCTATCTACTCCAAATGGTGTAGGAAACTTTTTTCACAAAACTTGGGTAGGTGCAGAAGAAGAAACAAATACTTTTAACACTATTAGATTACATTGGAGTGTACATCCAGAAAGAGACCAAGATTGGAGAGATGAACAAGAAGTTTTATTAGGACCAAAAGGAGCAGCACAAGAATGTGATTGTGATTTTGTATCTTCGGGTGATACTGTGATAGACCCACAACTCCTTATGTTCTATAAAGAATCATTTATCCAAGAACCAGTTGAAAAGACTGGATTCGATGGAAATCTTTGGAAATGGGAATATCCAAACTATCAGAAATCTTACATGGTAGTTGCCGATGTTGCTCGTGGTGATGCTGCCGATTTCTCGGCATGTCATGTTATTGATATAGAAGAATCATCTCAAGTTGCAGAATATAAAGGTAAATTAGATACAAAAGATTTTGGAAATTTTCTTGTATCTCTTGCAACCGATTATAACAATGCATTACTAGTAGTTGAGAACGCAAATATTGGTTGGGCAGTAATTCAACAAGTAATTGATAGAGGATATGGAAACCTTTTCTATATGAGTAAAGATTTAAAGTATGTAGATGTAGAGAATCAATTAACAAACAAATACAGAGCACAAGATAGAGGGTTAACTGCAGGTTTTAGTACAACATCTAAAACAAGACCTCTAATCATATCTAAATTAGAACAATACATTAGAGAAAAATCCGTTACAATTCGTTCACAAAGAACAATAGATGAATTATTTACATTTATATGGAATGGTAATAGAGCAGAAGCAATGAGGGGTTATAATGATGATTTAACGATGTCCCTTGCAATATCGTTGTGGGTTAGAGATACTGCTTTGAGATTAAGACAAGAAGGAATTGATTTAACAAAACAGGCATTAGGTGGAATTGGAGCACATCAATTGGATGTTGCTGGAATGGGATTTGGTGGTAATGCTTCTATGGATGAAAACCCATGGAAAATGCGGGTTGGGGATAGTAATGAAGATTTAACTTGGTTAATTAAATAACTATATATTTATAATATAAGGAGAAATAACTATGATATCATTAAAAAATTTACTTAACGAAGAAATACACACAGAAGAATATACTGTGGAAAATTATCACGATATAAAAGAATTCTGTGAATTCATGAAAGAATACAAATCTGATATGAATGAAGCTGAGTATCAAGGTAGAACAGTTAAACTTGGAAAACCAATGCAAGGTGATACTAAGAAATTCAAAGTATATGTCAAAAACCCCAAAGGTAATGTAGTAAAAGTAAACTTTGGACATGGAGGAAGTTCAGCAAAGAAATCAGGAGAAAAAACAATGTCTATTCGAAAGAATAATCCAGATGCAAGAAAAGCATTTAGAGCTAGACACAATTGTGATTCACCAGGTCCAAGACACAAAGCAAGATACTGGTCTTGTAGAAAATGGTAAAACAAAAACAAATAAAGGTTATAATTTAAATTAGGAACAAAATGGCAGATACTTCATTTTTTGGTAGATTAACGAAACTCTTTCGTACTCAAGCAGTTGTTACTGTTGATAAGGATGGTAAGAGAAACGTTGTTGATACCGATGATAGACAACAAACTAACTTATCTTCTTTAAGAGATAGGTACACAAAACTACAAAAAGGTTTTTATGAACAAGCAGGTGGTGCTCAATCAATGGCATACCAACAAGTTCGTAGAGAAGTTTTTAGAGATTTTGATGCAATGGATAATGACCCAATATTAGCATCAGCTCTTGATATATACGCAGATGAATCAACGCTAAAGAACGAATTTGGTGATACTCTTATGATTCATTCAGATAATGAAAAAGTACAAGATTTATTAGTAAACTTATTTTATGATGTTATTAATATAGAATTCAACTTATGGCCATGGGTAAGAAATATGTGTAAGTATGGAGATTTCTTCTTAGGTTTAGAAGTTGCTGAAGGTAAAGGTATTGTTAATGTAACACCTCATTCAGTTTACAACACAGAAAGATTAGAAAGAACAGACCCATCAAACCCAAATTCAGTAAAGTTTAAGATTACGGAAGACCCGAATGGGAAAGAAGAATATGAAAATTGGGAAATCGCTCACTTTAGATTATTAGCAGATACAAACTGGTTACCATATGGAAAATCAATGATTGAAAATGGTAGAAGATTATGGAAACAATTATCTCTTATGGAAGATGCAATGTTAATCCATAGAATTATGAGAGCACCTGAAAAAAGAGTTTTCAAAATTGATATTGGTAATATTCCTCCAACAGAAGTAGATAACTATATGCAAAGAATTATGAACAAGATGAAGAAAGTTCCTTTTGTTGATAGAAATACTGGTGATTACAACTTAAAGTATAATATGCAAAACCTAACAGAAGATTTCTATCTTCCTGTTCGTGGTGGTGATAGTGGAACCTCTATTGATAATCTTGCTGGATTAGAATATGCAAGTATTGAGGATATTGATTATCTAAAAAACAAATTATTTGCAGCATTAAAAATTCCAAGAGCATATTTAGGATATGAAGAAAATGTAAATGGAAAGGCAACCTTAGCAGCAGAAGATGTAAGATTTGCAAGAACAATAGAAAGAATACAAAGAACAGTAGTATCAGAATTAACTAAGATTGCTATTGTACATTTATACTCACAAGGTATAACAGATTCAGAAATGACTAACTTTGAATTACAATTAGTAAATCCATCTACAATATACGAACAAGAAAAAGTAAACTTGTGGAGTGAGAAAATTAGATTGGCTCAAGATATTGCTGGATTAAATATGTTATCTAAAGATTGGGTATATGAAAATATATTCAAACTAAGTGGTGGTGAACAAGATGAACAAAGAGTTCAGATGTTAGATGATTTAAAAGATAGATTTAGATTCCGTTCTATTGAAGATGAGGGTAATGACCCTGCAATGGAAGATGAAGAGCCAGATGATATTGAAGAATCACTAGAAGCTTTAAAACAAGAAATTAAAGATAAAGGTGGCAGACCGAGAGAAGGTGGAACTTATGGAAAAGATAAACATTCATTGGGTAGAGACCCACTTGGTGATAAAGAAAGAACAAGAGAAAGAAATAGAACTTCTGAAGAGAAGGCTATAAAAATGATATCAGGTATAGCATCAAAACGAAAGTATTTACATGAAATAAAAGGTATGTTAGATGAAACAAACATACTAGATGATTAAAAAATTCCTTTAACTTTATAATTTTATATTTATATATGGGAATTTTTACTATATCACAATAGGAAAAAAAATAAGATGAAAAAAATAAAACATTCAAAATTTAAGAATACAGGATTTCTTTTTGAGCTTTTAACTAGGCAAGTTACCCTTGAAATACTCAATGGTAGTGAAGAAAAATCGAAAACAATCATTAAAGAATTCTACACTAAAGGTACTGAATTATCTAAAGAACTTAGATTATTTAATCTTTTAATAAATGAAAAATATAATACAGAATCAAAAGCTGAAAAGTTTATTGATGCTATATTAGAAGCACATACAAATATAAATTATACAAAATTACAAAAAGAAAAGTATAATCTTGTTAAATCAATAAAAGAAAACTTTGAAATTAACAATTTTTTAGCTTCTCCTGTAACTAATTATAAAATTTTAGCTTCAATACACAAACTTTTTGAAGGCAACAAGAATGATATTCTTGGTGTTAAAGATATATTCGATTCTAAACTTACAATTGTAGAACATATTTCATCAAATTCCCAATCTACATTAAAAGAAAAAGAAAATAAATTAGTTGAAGATTATAGAAAACAAGAAAAAGACCTTAGATTATTGACATATAAGATTCTTGTTGAAACTTTTAATAAAAAATACACTAACTTAAACGAATCTCAAAAAGGTTTATTAAGAGAGTATATTAATAATGTTACTAACACATCAAAGTTCAATGAATATTTTGAATCTCAGTTAATTGAAACAATCACATCTTTACATGCAATGTATAAAGGTATGAAAGATAAGATTACAAAAATAAAGTTAAGAGAAACAATAAATGTTTTGAAAAAACAGAAAATCGGTAAGAAAATTACAGATGACCAAGTTTCAGCTTTAATGATGTCTTATGAGTTGGTTAAGGAGATAAAAAATGTCAATGGAACAAAATCTTAATAAATTTTTAGAAGAACTTATCCAAGAAGTAGAAAAAGAATTGGATGAGTCAACC